ATCATAATGAAGTCTTAGCATTGTTGGGTCGTACACGTATTCTCTATTCTCTATTTTGTATCTGCTTTGCAATGGTGACATATAGCTCTTTTATTTTTTCATCCATTTTTTTCTGGTCTGTCTTCCATCGGTATATTTCAGTACCGAGTTTTTTCTTTCCCTTGTAGTCAATTTCCAGCTTCATTGAATCGTTTGATATAGGAACTCTATAGATAAACACCTTTTCTCTAAAGCATATCATTGTAGCGTCTACAAAGCTCATGTAATCAGAATCTACATTTTTCATTGTTCCATTTTTCGCCTAATGTATTTATAAAGTCAACCATCTTAGTGGGAATGGGCGCGTCATACCATGTTTTGTTTATGTAGTACTTTGTTACCAGGCATCTATTAAGCTTTATGCTTACAGCTCCTATTTCCTCATCAGTATACTCCACTTTTAACGCTATTCCGTGGTTTGTGTGCCAACTGTCAATTAACCGCTCTAATAAAATTCGCTGTCCTGTAGGTATTTCGTTACCAGCCTTCTTCGTTTCTATTAGAATTAGTATGTCGTTATCAAACTCTAAAACACAATCTATGTCTGTGGGGTGTATCTTACCGTTTTGTACACCTGTGAAATCAATAGACTTGACTACCTCTCTATGGTTTCGTATTAAGCTCATTAAAATGCGTCGTTTAGGTTAGCAAATTCACTTTCAAGTATTTTTGTTTGAGTGTATGGGTTGTCTTCCTTAACAATCCAATTCTCATTATCCCACTTAGGCTGACCTGCTTCTATAGCCGTGTATCTTCCGTTGTTTACGTTGTAGTAAAAGTGTGTGTGCGCTTGGTTTTCACCGAGGTTAGAGAACTTTACCTTCAACACTTTTAGCTTCACTGTACCCATTTCATAGTCCCTGTGAACAAGTATTCCATGTGGAGACATATCGTAGAATTCACCACCGCCTTTTACATCGTAGAACGTAGGCTCAAGTAGTTTGCCTTTATCGTTTTGAGGCTTGGTTGGGTGAGCGATAAGCACCACAAGTACATCGTTTTTCTTACAAAAGTTGTCAATCTTATTTAGATATTGATTTGTGTAGTCGTTGATGGATAGATTGATATTTTCCTTGTCTTTAACCTTGTTGTAAGGGTCTATGACTAAGCATCTAATACCCATTCTTTTTACCAACTCCTCTCCCTTTGCAAGAACTTTGTCTAAATCGTATCCATCCTCAAAGTCCATAAAGAAGAAGTTTTGGTCAATGTGATTTACACACTTTCTCCAGTGTTCCTTCTTTGTCTCGTCATACTTAGGTGTTTTACCATACAACTTACGTATGAGTTTATCTACGTGTAAGTATTGAGGGAAGTTTTCTACTGATGCGTATGCTGTTTTCCAGCCATACATCATGTTGTATCCTATTGTCATTTGGTCAACCCAATCACTCTTACCGCTCGATGGGAATCCCGTAACAACAATAAATTGCTTGGTGTATGTTGAGAATATATTATCAAAGTCAGTGATACCAATCTTGTACCCATTTTGAATACCATTTTTGTAAAAGTCATCGAGTTGCGACTCCATGTCAGAGACTCTTATGACATTATCTATTGGGCATGGTGATGCAGTAGTAATAACTTGAGCTAACGCTTCTTTGCCATACTTGATTAAGTATTCATTTGCGTCTTTACAATCCTTGAGGTCGCATAGGAATACTTTGTCTGAGCCGAATCTACGAATCAATTCTTTCTGACCGTTTTCTCCAGCCTCGTCATTATCTACCGCAAGGTATATGCGCTCCTTATCTTCAAAGTAGTGGTAGAAGTCAGTGAGGTAATCTAAATTGATTTGACCCGTAGCATTGAAACCATTAGGAACACTAACCACATTGGCTACCCCCGCTTCGTGAAAGGACATAGCATCAACCTCCCCCTCTACAATAACACAAGTGTCTTTACCTGCTATTGAATTTATGTTGTAAAAGGTTTTTTGTGCGCCCTTGTACATTTTAAAATTCTTACGAGCGTCTCGATACTTGATGTTGATTATCTCCTCTCCTACATAGTAATTAAACATAATCACATTGACCTCTTGCCCTACTTGAGGCATGAACTCTTTGCCGTTAGTAACCCCGAATGCATTTAAAGTATTGCTTGATATACCTCTATCAAGAAAGTACTGCGCTACTTGTGACAGCACCTCTTTCTTTTCTTTCTTAGGGGGCATCGCATAGGATATACCGGTGGATGCTTTTTTATAAGTATGCAACTGCACCACATCTCCACAGTGCTGACAAGTACCTAGTCCACGCTCCCAATCGAGCATTAAGCATTTCTGAGTTTTTTTCTTTCGAGTGTGAGAACACTTTGGGCAAGTAGATAATTTTGCCTTAGTGTCGATATTGTAGATGTTAAACTCGTCTACTTCAAATCCATTAATCTCCATTAAATTAGCGTTTGAAAGTCAAAACCTGGCTTATCAAAAGCGGCTTTGTCTCGTTCGTATTCCTCTTTGCTTCCTGTTTTCATTGCTTGTCCCTTCCACTTCCATTGGTAAGTGCCGAGTGACTGACTTGCGTCTTCGAGGTTGTATTTAATCCAATTTACAAAATGCGTTTTAAAATCCCTCGATGTTCGTTTGTTGTCTTGTGTTATGTTTAGATGATTGTGAAACCGCTCTAAAGCGTTTAAGACCTTTGGTATCTTAGTGTGATACTGCATGGCTACCTGTGTAACCCATATACTCTCTGTGCGAACCTGCTCATAGAAAGTATTATTATTCTTTTCTTCTTCCTTTCTTCCTTTCTTATTTATGTCTGTCGTTTGCGTGTCGATTGTTTGTCGCTTGCGTGTCGATTTCTTTTTCTTATTAGACTCGTCAATCTGGTAACTACCGTAGTTTGAGATAGTTACAAGCGTGCTTTTGTTTGTCGCCTGTGTGTCGATTTCCCCAGTCTTTTCCAATCGAGTTAGTGCAGTTCTTACTTGTCTTACGCTGAGGTTTAAGTCTCTTGCGAGTCTTGATAAAGACGTCATGTACTGACCTCTTTCAACGGACTGACCCATAAATCTGCATTCATCGTAGCACGCATTTAAAAGTAGGTGTATGAAGACTGCTTTGGTGTTAGCGTCTTGATACCATTCCCACTCCATAATTTGTCTATGCAGTTTTATGAACCCCTTCATAAGAATCAATCCAAGTTTTAATGTTATCTAAATTTTCTTCCTTGTGTAGTATTTCAGCTATTAACGACAGGCAATCGAGATACTCACGGCTCTCGTACTCAAACCATCGCTCGAGCATCATCTGTATGTTTTTATTTATTACAATCTCCTTTTCTTTCTTCACTATGATATTCTTAGTTACATAGGCATCGAGATGCAGAAGGTCGATTGCAAATCGCTTGTCTACCTTCATGAGATTTCTTGATTTCTTTATGTTGTGTATAATCGTAGCGTGATTATAAGCGATTCTATCATAGTTCTCTGCGAACCTACCTATTTCTTGCAGGCTGAGGTCTGTGTGTTTGTGACATAGGAAATGAAATATAGCTCTCTTGTCCGTTATATCCCTTCTGCGGGTGTTTTGGAACATCTTTGATTCTTCGATACCATAGTAGTCAGCAACAGCAGAGGCTATTGACTGTATTACGTTTGCTTTCATGATTGAGAATTTAAATTACCCCTACTCACCTCATAGCTTTCGGGGTAATAATTAAAATGGTAGGTCATCAAGACCACCGCCAAGACTAGGGGCTGGTTGGCTTTTCGCACCACCCCCATTATTATCTTCACGTTGACCTTTAACTATGTTGCCGTCAGTCCAGATTACTGAGCCGTTAGCGATGTACTGACGAGGGGTTTTTGCCTCGCGCTCTTCTTTAGTCTGCTCAATGTATATTGAAACGTTTTGACCGTACCTTGATTCATCGTCTACCGAAATAGTGATTGGGATGTAGTTGTCTTTTTCTCCCTTAACGATTTTGTTTGCGTCGATTTTTTTTAGTTCTGACGTCTTGATTGATGCCTTGATTAATGATGACATAATTAATTAAATAAGATTAATAATATTATTGTTGTAATACTCCAACCGACGGCTGAGTACATTCTACCTTCGGGACTATATTTCATCATACTTGTAGTAGTTTGAGATATCATCCTCGTTGTACAAAAAGTATTTCTTGTACAGTGCTTCGGTCTCTAAGACCTTTTCTCTACCACGATGATATGCTTCATCGCTTGTATCAAACAACCCAATTGCTCCAGTGCCTTTCTCCGCAACAATGAACCTCATGGGTTTCTGAAATAGTGTAGAGTATATGTATGCTTGGCTGTCGTAATTATACACACGAGCGCTCTTTTTAAAACCGCTAAGACTCGATGTTGTCTTAAGGTCGTATATATAGTGGTCGGTAACAATATCTGCCTTACAAGCCCATAGTATGCCACTATCGGTTAAAGTGCCAAGGTTAGGTATCTCTTTTTGAATACCCTTGCTTGTCAACACTTCCTTTACGATAACGTGTGCTATCGTTTTTTCCTTCAACAGTTTAATATCTTCATACTCCTTTTTTAATAACACAAGGTTTTCCCCCATAGAATCAAGGTATTCCTTGTATATCTTAGTATTACGAGTTGAAGCATCGACGTAATCTTGAGATGCATTGTTGAACAATACCTGCTCATGAAACGCACGACCAAACATCATAGGAACAGTGTCCTCTTTTGGTTGACCGTAATCTTGAGGATTATTCAAGAACGTGTATATGTCGCTGTTGTGAAGAAACTGAGAGCCGAACGCTCCATAGTATTCTTCATCGGATTCCATGCGCTTGATAGCGTCTTTAATGTTTATTTCTGCCATGATGCGCCACCTTTTTTAAAGTCCTCACTTTCGTCTTCTCCGAATACACCCAGTTCATAAAAGCCTGTTAGCTTTAATACTGCACGGCTCATAGCACGCTTCTCGGCCATCTCCATGACATACCACGTATTGCAGTTTCCGTCACGATGTGTTGAACCCTTGAGTGCTGAACCGAATGTTTCGATATCTGTGTCACCAGCCTTAGCATTTGCTTTGACCACACAGAAGTGAGACTCACAATTAACCACATCGTAGTGGATTTGAATGTTCTCTTTTGCTTGAATTTTATCAATACCCGAACGAGTAATGATTACGTAGTGTTGATGCTTAAATACATCGTCCTTGGTGAGTTCGTAGCGCAAGTACAACTCCTTCAATCTTTCTGTTTTCATTAGAATTAAATTAGATTATTAACAAATATAATAACAAAATGGTTAATAACCAACCATTTCTTTTAGTTTCTTAATCGCCTCCATAGCTTTTTTGAAATACTTGTTCTTGTCTTTCTCGTTGCCTTTGATAGTAGCTATTTGAAAGGCCTCACGGCTCTCTAAGAGCTGGTTTCGTGAGTTCTTGATGGTAAGGTATGCATTGCCTTTACTAAAGCCCTTCTCTACTATTATATTTAGCTCGTGTACGTTTAGCGGTCTCCAGATATCAGTAGATGTATCGAATACATTTTCGTATCCTTTGTTAAGGTCAACGCATATTCTTCTGTAGTAGTAGCAGTTTCCTATTGCGAAAAATGGTGCTTCGGTTAGCTTAAGCATAGTGATTACCTCAGCAACCAATCGTTTTCTATTCATTTTCTTTTACTGTGTTAAAGTTTGATATCAAGTAAGTTATAGTGTGATTAGCGCTTTTTAAAGAGTCTTCTAATTCTTCAACACGTTTTGTGAGCGCCTCAATTCGGAAGTCTTTATAATCTTTATCCATGTAATCCATATCGTGCGGTTTAATAGCGTCGTATAATTCGTTTATGTTCATTATTTCTCAAATTTATCTATAGTGTAGTTGACAATGTGAAGGATTATAGGCTCAATCTCATCGATGAAAACATCCATGTATTCTTCACGCTGGCGTCCGGTGATGCCCAGTGAATCGCAGTGATTATCACTCATTTTCCACGATAATCTACGTATTGCCTCATAGGTCTCGTTAAATACATCAAAATTGCAGGGTTTGGACAGTAAGTCCGAGTGTAGGTAGTCTTTGTTTTCCATAAGCGTTTGTTTGTTAACTAAGATAGTAACATTATTGTGAATATCCTAATGAATAGAGTAAAAT